TCGGGAACGACGGCTGCGGGTTGATCGCGCCGGTGATGGCTTGCTGTGCCGGCGATCCTGCCACTGCCGATGTCGGCGTCGGTGAAAAAGCCTGCGTTGGCGTGACTGTCGGGCCGCCGGTCATGGTGTCGCCGAGCGGTTTACCCGGTGCTGCCTTGGGTGCTGCTTGCGCGGTTTGCGTCGGTGGCTGGCCTCGCAATTCCTTGACGATGGTCATGCCTTCGTCTGCCGCCCGCGAGTCTTTCCCCTTGGCTTGAATTTCGCCATGGCCAACAATGTTTTGCGACGGGATATTGAAGCGTTGCTGCACGGCTGGATAAAGCTTGCGCGCCGCTTCTAGTGCCGCCGGCGTCGGATTTTCGCCGCCGCCGACAAATGAAATGCCCATTGCGTTGTTGTTGCTGATGTCTGGGCGGTCGCTGCGATATTGCGACCCCGGCGGCATGACGTGGTTGGTGCGCGCGTCGAGCGGCGCCGTCTGGTAAACGGTGCCGTCCTTGTCGATGACAAAGTGATAGCCGTAAGGAACGCCGCCGCGCCCCGGATCACCTTTGGCCGTGCTCAATGCACTTTGTAGATTTTCGCCTCCGGTATAGTGCGACACGATGGCGCTGAAAGGCTGCGCGTTAGCAGTGGCGCTGCGCCCGAAGGTTTGCCCCGGCTGGTAGGCCTGTACGATCTTTAGCCCCGGCACTTCCAGTTGTGGGATTTCCCCCGGCGGGCGTGGCGGGTTTGGGTCATAAGAGGGCAGCGTGCGTGGCCATGCCATCACCGTGATCCTTGGTTTGCGGCACTCATTGCCGCCAGAACGCGATCAAAAGAATTTGGCCCGGTTGGTCCTGCCGGACCCGCCGGCGGCGCTGTCATGCGATTGCGCGCCCACTTTGATTCCAGAATTTGGCCTTCAATACTAGGAAACGCCTTATTGGCTGCGGAACCGACAAGGACGGTCGCAAGCGGCCCAGCGCCGAGCATATGCGCGATGGTGCCCATGATGACGGGAGGCCCGAAACGGGTCGGCACATTCGCCATGATCTTGGCGCCGCCGCCCTTGACCGAAGCATAATCATAGCGCCGCGCCAGCAACGCCAATTCCTTGAGCGCTTGCACGTTATTGCCGCCAAGCTTTTCCAGTTCGCCGGGGTCATTGGCGACAAGGTTGTCGATCTTGTCGGCAAACTGGCGTGCGTTCGGCGCCTTTTCGGCATTCATCGTTGTCCGCAACAGTTCGGACAGGCGGCCGGCGGCCTCTTGGCTCTTTGTAATTGCCTGCGCGGTGTCAAAGGCCTCACCGGGGACGCCGGCACGGATCGCGGTGTCGCGCATCGCTTGTGTCGCCGGCTCGTAAACTTCCCCATGATATTTTGCTTGCATCCCCGGCATATCGAGCAAGTCCTTGCCGAGATTGCTGCGCCAGTTTTTGAATTGCTCGTAGCGCGCGTAAGGAATTCTGGCGCCGGTGGCTGGGTCCACCGGATTCATCTGCTGAATTGCATCCAAGCGCGGCTTTACTGTCGCGTTCCAGTCGTTCGGGTCCATCTTGTTTCGCAGCGCCAGAAGTGCGTTCTCGACCGGCTGTGTCAGCACGGCCTTTTGGCCGACTTGGTCCTCAAGGTATTGCTGCACGCGACCGCTGACATCGCCGCCGCCTACACGCGCCTGTTCGGCTTGGTTGATAACTTCGGCATTTCCCGGTGTGCGCGCCGGCAGCGCCTGCCGCTCCTGCACCAGCGCCTTGCCACGCGCTTGCATCGCGTCGAGCATGGCGTTGCTTTGTGCCTCGATCCCCGGACTCTGCCCCATTAATTCTCTTTCCAGTGCCACGCCTTTGCGATTGGCAAGGGCGCCGAATGTCGGTGGCACGCCCTGATTCTCGCCAATCCTCTGAATGTTTGCCGCATCGGACGCGGCGTACTGGCGCGGGTCGTAGCGCGAGGCGACGCTGCTGACGCCGCGACCGAGCAGACCGGCGCCGGATTGAGCGCCAGCACCACCAAGCAATGACCCGGCCAACCTGCCCGTTTCGCCGTACATCTGGCCGCCGATTTCGCCGCCCAATTGCGCACCCGCAACTGGCGCCGCAACATTTGTGGCCAGTGCGCGGGCACCGGCGAGAATCTTTGGCGCCAGTCCGGGCGCTGCCCGAATAACCGACCTTGCAATAGCAGGTAGGCCGCCGCTCACAGCTTCGGCACCGAATTCAGCGGCGCGTTGCAATGGCGTGGACGCCTGTTCCGGCACGTTCAATGATTGACGAATCACTGCACCCGGTTCGGGGATTGGTTTGAATTGCGTCGGCGCAATCACGCCGGCATTTTCCAGCTTGCCGCGAATATAATCCGCTGGCCAGTTGAGCGGATTTAAGCCGGCGTTGGTCAGGGCGACGCCGAAGTCGGCGGCGGCGATAGGACTAAGGCCACTTCTGGTCGCAAAGCGCGTTGCGACATTGAACGCCTCCGAATTGCCCTTCGGTGCGTCAGCGGCATCGCTGACACTGCGATAGGCTTCCGACATCTTGACGTAGTCGGGCGTGCCGGCCTTGTCCTGATTGTCTTTGAGCCATTGCGCGTAGTCGAGGCGCCGCTGCATGTTTTCGTCGGGCGGCGCTTGCGGCTGTGCAGTCGGCGCGACGATAGGTGCGGCGGCTGGCGCAGCAACAGGCACCGCTGTCGGTGCTGTGTCGGCGCCGGCAATCGGCAAATCCTCTGGAGTCCTGAGAACGAAAGCCATTATTGTGCTCGCTTTCGCCCGGTGAGTGAATCAGCCCAGTCGAGCAATGGATTGCCAGAAGTCGGCGCTGCGTTCGGCGCGGCAGCCGGTGCGGACGGTCTGGTCGCGACGTTGATGCCGCTGCGGTTTGACGGTGGAATAGCCGGTGTTGAAGGCGCTGGTCCTGCCACTGATGTCGAAGCCAATGGCACCGGCGCGCTGCCGGGCTGAAGCACGTTGGCGATGCGGATAAATTCGGAGTTATCCGGCGAGTTGGAAATACCGGACGCATAGGCGCCGGGTCCATAGCGGTTGATTTCGCGCGGGTCATTCTTTTGCGGCTGCGGCATATCCGGCAGAACAGCGCGCGGGTCCAGACCATTGGCTTGCAACCGCTTGGCGGTCTGGTCGCCGATGTTGACGGCTTCCTCAAAATTGGACACGGCGGACGTATAGGCCTGATCCAACATTTGCGACTTTGTCGCGGCGTTCAATCGGCCGCCACCTTTGATGTAGTTGAACCAGCCGCCAACCCAGTTCTGCCATTGCGCCGCGTTGCGGCCTAACACCAACTCCTCGCCGCGCACCGCCGAGCCGGGATCGAACACCTTGGCCAGCGCGTAGATCAAATGCAGGTCGGCATAGCCGGTGTCGTACTTCGCGGCGCGCTGCATTTCGTTATACATCTGGTCGGCGACGCGCGCCTTGGCGACGGCCGGGTCTTGCTGGAAGCGACTGACTTCCTGCTGGTCAAAACCGCGCACCGCCGGCGTCACGGTGACGCCGGGTGCGGGCGTCGTCGTTTGCATCGGAAGTGCCGCCGGTGGCCGCCATATTCCGTTGACAATACCGCCGGCATCCGGCGCGGCCGGCTGTGGCCCCTGTGACGCTCCCGGCGGTTGCAGCAATGCTGCGGTCGGGCCGCCGGTGGTGGCAGCGGCAGCCGGCGCCGTGTTCGGCAGCGCGCCGGTTGCCGATGAGTCTGCCGGGCGCGTGGTGCGGAAATAGTAATCAATCGCCGAATGCAGCGGCGCGTAGGTCGCGTTTGGAACCGTTTTTTGGATACCGACAATCACGCGACCGCCGTTCGGCGCCGGTTCAATCTGTTGCTCAATTTTGTAGAGCTTGCTGTATTTTGCCGCCAGACTTGGCATGCTCTCACTTGGCGTCTGTCCGTTCTGAATCTGCTGGGTCGCGCGCAATAGCGATTCATGGATTGCATTGTCCTCAAAGCCTTGCCCCGGCGTGCCCGGCGATAGCGCACCCATTGCTAGAATTGCGTGACCCGGCGGAACGAAAGCGGCCATTGGCTGTCCGGTCAGCGCATCGGTTTTGCCGCCGTCAGTGGTTGACCTGTAGCTTATGCTGCCGTCCGGTGCCCTGATGCCGATGTTTTCCAGTTTGGCTTCATGGGTCGTCGGCGCCGGCAGTTTTTCTTCAAGCGCACCCATTTGTTGCAGGTAGCGCGGTGAACCAATTGGCGCCGGTGCGATGGACAAGTCTTGCTGGCCGCGTGACGCATAGACGCCTTTGGTAAAGTCCGCTGCTGATTTGCCAAGCAGCGCCGACCCCTTAGTCACCGCCTCGCCAAACCGGGTCTTGGCGCCGATCAACTGCGTTTCCTGCTCTGGCGTCCACGCGGGGCCAGCTTGCCTTTTTTGCTCCGTCAGACTGTCGAGTTCGGCGGTGGCGTCGGCGGCGGCTTGTTTGGCGTCCAGTTCGTTTTGCAACTCCATGCGCTTCTGCGCGCTGGTCTTGATTTGCTCACCGGCCACCGCCGCGTGCAGCATCGTCTGCGGGCCATTGGAAATCGTGTTGCCAAGCTGGGCCAGCGCGTCGCCGATGGTGTTGTCGGGGATATATTGAAGGGGCATAATTTTATCCGCTGGTTAAACCGTGCCGCCGCCACCGATGCCGCTGAACATGCTGGCACCGGCGCCCTTGCCGGCGATCCCGGCAAGCGAGTTGGCAATGCCGCCCCACGGCGACGGCGTCATCTGGATTTTCTGCGGTTCGACCTGCTTGGCGACGTTGTAGGCCGCCAGATCACCGCGCCGGTAATTATTATAAAGGTCGATGCCCTGATTGCCGGTCTGGAATTCCTTGTTGACCGTGTTCTGCAAACCGAATTGCGAACCGCCGTAGGATTGGATTGTAGCCAATGCGGCAATGCGCTGACGGGCGTCGGCCGCCGCCGTGGCCACGCGGCTGGCGATGGCGCCCTTTACTTCCGGCGCGGCGTTTTGCTGTCCCGATAGCAGCATGTCGCCGGCAAGCTGGTCCGGCGTTTGTCCCGGCTGGATCGCGGTTGGCGTGATGTCGGTCTGCACGCGCTGCTGTTCGGTGGTCTGCTGGTCTTTCTGCGTTTGCGCCGAAATCTGGTCGGCCGTCTGCTGCTGCGCTTGCTGCGCCAATGCCCGGTTGGCGTTGTCGCGCGCGGTCGCCTCTTGCGCCTGCTGGCGCTGGTAATCGACCCAGCGCTGGTTGGCCGCCATCTGTTCTTCCATGGCGGACTGCTGCTGCGAATAATTAATCAGGCCGCCGGCAATCGAGCCGACCAGCCCAATCATCGAAAGCGGGTCACACATAGGCTTATGTACTTCTTACGATATTGATGTTGCCGGTCCCGGTCGGCGAGGCCGGGTTTAGCCCTTGGCTGGTGTAGTAGTTGTTTGCATAGCTGTTGGCAGCGCTGATGCCGCCGACCGCAATCGGGTCGAACATGGCGCCGAGCGGGTTGAGGTTGGGCGTCGAAATGGCGCCCTGCTGCACCATGCCGGTGGCGGTGTTGGCGGCCACGGTCGGATCTTCCGTAGCGTATAACTGATTGATCGCCTGCTGCTTTTCGTTGCCGATTTGCGTTCGCAAGGACGCCGCTTGCGCGTCGGCGGCGGCTTTGAGGCCGGCTTGGTCGGTGAGGTTTTGCGTATTGAGGCGGCCAGCGGCATCGACGGCGGCAGAGGAGTTGAGTGTCCCGGCGCGCGCCGTGTCATAAGTGAGCTTGTTTTTTGCCAGCGTATATTGGTTTTGCAGTTGCGGCAGCGTGTAATCGAGCGAGGCCTGCTTGTATTTGTTGAAGAACGCATCATCGAAATTTCCGGCCGAGAAAATATCGTTGACCTGCTGCGTGCCTTGCTGCAAACGCGCCTGCCGGTCGGCTTCTTTCTGCTTGGCTTCTGCCGCCTGCTGCATTTCAAATTGCATCATCTGGTCGTTTGAAGAATGAGATTTTCCGCCCATCACAGCACCTTTCGCATGACGACGCCGATTTCTTCGGCACCGAATTTTTTGAACAGATTGACCAGCGTCGGCATCGCTGCATGGCCACTGGTCAGCGGGATATGCGCGCAAGTGGCGCCGTCAGATTTCATCAGGTCCATGCACGCTCCCACCAGCGCGCGGCCAACCGGCGTGCCGCGATAGGCCGGTAGCGCATACAGTTCGTCCATCACCGCCAGCGGCGTTGCCGAAAAGCTTTCATCGAAATGGTAGGAAATCACGCCGACGATTTTGTCACCGTCAACGGCGATGATGTGCGGCGAAAAGCCTGAGCCGATGGCGCTGGTGAGATATTTTGTGCAGACATCGGTGCTGAATTGCAGCGCCGGCTGATAGTGGCTTTCATTAAAGAAAACTTGGAACAGTGCTACCAATGCCGGAATGTCTGCGACGCTCGCCAGCCGCAACTGGATTGCCGGTTTGGTCTGGGTTCGCTCTGCGGCGGTGCTCATCACTGAGCCACCTGTAAAGGGTAAAATCTTCGCCGCGCCGACCGGAGGAGCGCAATACGGCTTCCGCAACTGCACCGAATTGGGCAACCCATCGGCCCACATCCTCTCTGTGAGCGAGCGCCCGGCACTCGATACGGTGGTAGCCGTTTTCCAGTACAAGCGGGAGCATAAACCGCTTGACGTGCCGTGTCATCGTTAACAGCGCGCGCGGCCATTGGTCGGTGCCGAAGGCGAACGCCGTGCCGACGCCCGGCCACATCGGGCACAGCCCCCAGACGATTATCGGTTCTGCGTTCTCGTCGCGCGAAACAAACGCCGCCGACGCATACCCCATCACCCTTTCGGGCAAATACAGACCGTCCGGCGATGATGTCGCCGATAATTCGACGCGATCCTGCTCGCGCAGGTTCGCCGCGACGTAGGCCACCGCGTCGAAGGTCGCCGCTTCGACGCGGATCATCCCGTTTCAGCCTTTTCATAATGCACGATCATGTTGGACAGCGTTAAAGGCCCATTGACCGATGAACGCATGCGCAGGCTCATATGTGTTGAATGTCCCTGCATCGGGAAGCGGCCCTTCAAAAACGTCGGGCCGGTGAATTTGCCCAGATAATCCTCTGCGGTGTCATTGTCCGGGTCATAGGAGGCATACACGTCCCACTCGCCGGTACAGGCCGCATCGAGGCCGTGGAACACCTTGAAGGTGGCCGGCTCCTCGCCGGCGTGGAACGGGAACACGATTTCAACCGGACAGGTGTCGTAAACCACGCCGGTATCGGTGGCGCCGCCATAGGCATAAATGTTGTTATTGCTATCGCGCACTACGACGTGCTTGCGGTAGGTGGTGGCGGCGACAATGTTGATGGGATTGCCGCTTGCATCGGTCGGGTCGTACTGCGACCACGCCGTCACCTTGGGGCCGGGAAACGCCGACAGGATATAGACGCGGTCTGGCAAGATGATCCAGAAGCGCCCCGTCACCGGCTGCAACAGCGCGATGATGCTGCTCATAAACCCTGTTCCCTGATCGCGCAGCAATTGCTGCATGACCGGGTCGAGCGGCGACCCGACATCGGACACCGACGCCGCCAGCGAGGCGTTGCGCGCGCGCAGCGAGCGGATGCCATCGGGAGCAATGTAGAGCACGTCACCCGACCCGTATTGCAGCACCGAACGCGGAGCGATGGTGCCGGCCTGTCGCAGCGTCTGGTCGTATTGTGTTTGCAGCGGGTCCGGGTCGATTGACCACAATTGCGTCGCCGTCGATGACAGGATGGCGAGCTTGTCGTAATAAACTTCAAGCGCTTGGCAGTCGGTCATGTCGCTGTCCTCAAGCGACAGGTCGATGAATCCCGACCCGGTTCCGGCCCAGTCATCGGCGGCGCCGACTGCGGAAAAATACATCACCGAACCGGCGACCGTGAACATCTTGGTTTTATAGGTGCGGCAATAATATCCGTTGGCGCCCGCCACGCTGACGCCGTTATAGAAGTGCTGCACCGCGCCATTGGTATCGACCACAATGGAGAACACCTTATTATTGAACAGGTCGTAGTCGAGGATGTACGAAATCCCGCCGGTCGCGAGTTTCAGCGTGCCGACCGTCCAGTCGGCCGGCGGCTCAACCACGCCGGGGCCGTTGGGACCGAACACATAAAGTTTCTGGTTGACCTCGATCAAACCGCTGCTGGCCGGGTCAACGGTGGCAAATTTCACAAACGCAAAGCGTTTTTCGATTTCACCGCCCGGCGTCAGATGCAGGTTTTTCAGCGAGCGCAGCGTGCCGACCGGGGCGGTGAGCGAGGAGCGGCGCAGGTCTAGCCCGGCGGCAAAATTGTTGATGATGTAATACGCCATCGCGCCGGCCTATGACGGGATATAGTCGATGCCCGGCACCGCGTAATTGTAGCGATAACGGCCACTGGTGTAGTCGCGGCCGGCTGATCCTCCCATGTTGAAGTTTGTGCGCTTGTCGGCGCCCTGATTTGCCAACAGCCGGCGCAGATAATTCTGCGCTTTGAGCAACTTCAACTGCGCCGCTTCCACTTTATTGGTGGCTAGAATTTCTGCCGCCGCAAACAGCACGATGGCCTTGCTGTCGAGGATGCAAACGTCATCGTCGGCGACCAGCGGATTGCACGGTGCCGAACCTGCAAAACGCAACTCGCCGTTGACGTTTGGCGTCGGCAAAATTTGAATATGACCGACCGGATTGGTGACGCCGCCGGTGACAACGGCCATGTTGCCCCAGCGCAGCGGCGTTCCGGCCGATGCGTTGAGCCTGACATCGGTGGCCCGAATCCCGTAGGCCAGCGGCTTCCAGTTGCTCCCGTCGGTGCTGAAGTAAATCTGGTTGATCTGATCAAACGGCATATCCGCCGGGTAATCGAACACCGACTGTCCGGCGTTGACGCTGTAATCGACCCAGTAGCGCAGATGCGGCCAATCGTAATTGGCCCACAACTCGCGCTGCTGGCGATCCAGTTGATTATCCTGCGTTGCCTGCGACTGCACGCCTTGCGCCGGGTTGAGCGATTGCCCGGTTTCGGCGCGCAGATCACGCCGCAAGTCGATGAGTGCGACCCCGACCGGCATCAGGCTGGCGTCGGCAGCGTCGGACGCGGATGCTTGCCGGGCTTGAAGGCGGCAGGCGCCGGTGACGGCGGCTGTTCTGGCGCCGGTGCGTCATCCTCCTCCTCATCGTCATCGCCGGGATGTTCGCCGTTGCCGTTACCGTTGCCGGTAGCGGCGACCTGTTCGGGCAGCGGAATGCCGTCACGGTCGGACAGCGGCAGGTTTTCGCTGTGCGCCGGCATCAGCGTTTCCATCAGGAAGGCGCGGCCGGGGAATACCCGCTCGACAATCATGCCGTACTTGGCAATCAGGCGGTCCTTTTCGATGCGCGAATTGATTTCGGCGATGCTGATGGGCTTGATGTCGTAAATGTTTTCTTCGCCGTGCAGCGCGGTCAATACCTGCACCTCCGGCCATGACACCGCATCCTGCGGGCTGAAACTGACGTGCGTCAGATTTTGGCCGGAGAGGTTTACCCGGCAGGTACACCAGTGCATTTTCATTTTGGCTTCCTTTACAAAGTTGACCGCCGGGCCGGGCTTGGACGGCCCGGCGGTTCCCCGTCAGGCAATGTCGATGACAAGGGCGCTGTTGAGGCGCCTTGCACAGAGTTGCCCGGTGGAGGTGATGCCTCGATAGATGAGGTACTTATCGACGGGACGCGACGGCGAGTGTTGATGCTTCCACTCGTCCTGCATCTTGACCAGATAGATGTCGCGATTGTCCCACCAGTAGCAGCGCTTGTTTTTGCCGAGTGCGTCCAGCGAGGGATCGTATTCAAAGTCAGTGCCCATATAACTGATGGTTCCGACCGATACGTCCTTGCCGCCGGCAAAGCCCTGCATCGAGTAGTTGCCGTTGGCGCGCAGTTCAACTTCCAGCGCGTTGAGCCAGTCGCTGCCACACAACGCGGTATTCGGCTTGCCACCGTAGCGGGTGAGTTGCCGGTACTCGTTTTGCAGCTTGGCAATGAGAACGCCGCCGCCGGTTGCAGACGATGCAATCGGTGCGCCGCCCCACGCCGCCAGCGCCGGGGTGCCAGTGACCGCTGACCCCATCGCTGTCGTATAGGCCCGGTTGCGCCACCAAGTGTAGGTCGCACGGTCGAGGCCGGCGACGATGCCGGTGCCGGGTGCGTCGGTGACAAGGGCGGCCATTCCCGCCAGCGCTTTCGGGTCGGCGGTGCCGTTGGCCCAGAGCAGTGCATTAAGCGATTGCGCGTAGCGTTCGCTGATGTCCTGCAATGCGTCATCGAGCAAACCAACCAGCACGGTCACGTCGCGGCCACTATGGTCGCTGGTGTCCTCGCCGTTGGTGTCCACCACGCTGATGCCATCGGCCTTAAGTTCCGAGTGCGTCAGCGTCAGACCGATGTGATGTTCCTTCCAAGGGAACACCGCCTGTTTCAAGTTGGCTGGCGTGTAGTATTGGACCTGATCGTCCAATTGATAGCCGACCAGCTTGTCGTTGGTGCCGATGCTCCCGGTGTTGCCGTAATCACCTTTCACGGAAACGATGATGTTGCCTTTGCCACCGGGGAACGTCTTGGCCTTGCTTTCCATCATCGCAAGCAGGGGCTTTTCCTGAATTGCCTGCTGGAACGCAGTGCCTTTGTTGAGCCAGTAGTCGAGTGCAGCCGTTGTGACATTGTCGAGCATCGGCTGGGTAAAAGTCGGCATTGACGTGTGCCCTTAAGTGTCAGGGCCGCGCCCGTTCCATCGCTTGTACGACAGCATCCCTCAAACTGTTGGGCTGGGGCGCGGCGCCATTGGTGCGGCCAGTGCTGCTGGGCTGTCGTGATGTTGGACGTTTCGGAGGAGTCCACCGAGCGCTGTGCTCGTTCACCCGCCGATACGCTTCCTTTGCGATTTCTACGGCGGCTTCCGGCGAGGGCGGTGCGCCGCGTTCGCGCACCACGCTCCACATCACTTCCTGTAGCAGCGGTTTTTTCGTTGCATAATCCGGGTCCGACTGCGCCGTCGCCGTTTCCCACGCATTGACTCTGTCACGCACGGCTGTCTGAAGCTGATACTGGGTTGTCGCTTGCGTATGCGTGTCGAACTGTTGCGCTTGGCGCAGGCGCTGACTTTCAGACAGCGCCCGGTCCATTCGCTCGCGTGCGAACATCGCAGCCGATTGCGTCGTCATCTGCCCTTCCTGCACTCGCTGTTGCAGGTCGCGGGGCAATTGAATTCCCAGATATTCTTCAGCCAGCCGCATGTAGGGCTGCACACCTTCGTAGAAAGCCTTGAAGTCGCCACGCCGCATTGCAGCCGCGAGTTCAAGCGTGAGTTTGAAATCTTCCTCTCCGATGTCGTTGTCGGAGAGATATTTCTTCACGCTCGACGCCGCGCTTGCCAGCGGCATGTACGCCTTCAGTTGGTCGAGTTCGGTTTTTTGACTTTCTGCGGCAGCCCTAGCTTCATTGCGTTGTTTAACGAGCTTATCGACACGCCGCTTTGTGCCGAGCCGGTACGCCGCTAATTCTTCCGGCGAAACGTCCTCAGACAAATCGGAGTAGTCGTCAGGCGGTGGCGTCGTCGTATCGGATTTTGCATCGGGCGCAGGCTTCACGCCGCCCGCTTCATCGGCTTCTTTCTTCTGTGAGGATCGCAGTTCGGGGACTGCCTGCTGCACAGCTTCAAGAAGTGACTCGCGGGAGTCGCCTTCGGTCGGCTTTGCGCTTGGCGATGGCGCAGATTTTTCGCCGGGGGATGGCGCGCTTGGCGATGGCGCAGTTACGCCAGTGGATGGAGTTGCCGACGACTCTGGTGTCGTGGGTGTCGGTGCCGCGTTCTCAGTTGCGGCGGGCGAAGGAGCATCATCGGCCATGAAGCCGTTGATCCTACAAAGCCCAAACTCCCCTGAAGTCGCGGACACTACGCCGGTGATGCAAAAGGCGCAACGTTAACAGAGTTAGGAGTAGCCGACGCTGTCGTCGCCGTCGTATCCGCTGCGGCGCGAGCAGGCACGGTCCAGATAGGCCGCCAGCTTGGGGTCGTGGATGGTATCTGATTGTAGCGATAATTTTCTCGCCCTGATTTGAGGCACGCTGTCATCGCGTGCAACAGCCATGCCACCGCCGCGAAATGTTCTGTGTGGGATAGCGTGCTCTATCCCATCCAGAACGAGTCGTCGCGGTTTGTTCTCCGGTAACGGCGGGCTTACGGTGTCACCTGCCGCCGCCTTACCAGTGAGCACGGCGCCGATGCGCCTGATGAGATTCGGCCGTTCGCGGTCGAGCATGTGACCGTCCGGCAGACCGCAACGCTCGATCAACCGCTTTTCCAGACCGGCCCAGATTTGCGCCGCGCGTGCTTTTTTCATCCGCCCGGTCCTGCCCCCGCGCCCGGTGGTCCGGGTGACGCACCCGGTGCGCCCGGCGGCGGCATGCCGGTCATCTGGCCGACCATGTCGGGCGGGCCGCCCGGCGGTTGATTCCCCGGCTTGCCGGCATTGGCCGCGCCTTGCGGCCCTTGGGCGCCGCCGGCGGCGGCCCCGGTTCCCGGCGGCACGCCTTGCGCCATGCCGTTCATAGCGACAATCGAGGGCAATTGCGACTTGAAGGCTTGCGTCAAATCGAGCTTGTCATCCAACCGCCGCAACAAATCCTTGGCCAGATAGTTAGGATCAATTCCGGGGATTTGAATAAGCAGCGGATAGATGCGTTGCGCGTTCGCCACCTCTTGCGAGGCGTTCGGGCGTCCCATGCTGCCGGCTTCGACTTCCAGCAGGATTTCCTGCGCGATGTCGCCGCGCGTAAACTGCGGCCAGACCGCGCCCTGCCCGACCACTTTCTGCACGGTTGGCTGCGATACTTCCGCCATCAGGATTTGACCGCCGTTGCGCGCCAGCAGCGTCAGCAGGTCATTAAGATCGTCGATGTTCGACCCCATGCTGGTCATGCGCGAGCCTTCGGCCACTTGCGTCTGCGTCGCGGTGGTGTCGGAGGTGCCGCCCAGATTGGCCTCTTGGATGCCGGTGGTGCGAAGAATGTCCTCGTACACCGGATTGACCTCGTACAGATTGTTGTCGATGCCCGGCCCGGCGTAGGCCTGCAACAATTGCTTCACATCTTGGTTGGGCTGCAAGGCGTTCAACTCGACCACGTCATTGGCCTTGCGTTCCGACAGCTTGGTTAAGTCCTCCTCCTCCATCGAACCGGCCACCACGGCGGTGAACGGCCGCGCGGCGATGCGTTGCTCCTTCAGCCCTTCACGGCAGCGATTGTATTCAAGCTGCATGTCGCGGATGAGCCGCACGTCGGAGGGCGGGAAAATTTCGGTTTCATGGTCGCACTCGTTAAAGATGAGCGCGTACCAAGGATAAAATCGCTCATTGTAGATTTCGGGTGAGGCCGGTTCACGCAAAAAGTCGGTGTAGCCGTCGCACACCTCGTACACCAAGCCGTCCTTGCGGCAGTAAATCTGCCAGACCGAACAGAAATCGCACTGGCGGTCGGCGGCCTTACCGGCTTCGCGCCACTCGTAGCCGGCGAGCATTTCGCGCGCCATCTGCACCGGGTCCGGTCCCTTCAGATCGTAGCGCGTGTAGGACGTGTAACTGTCACCGACATCGACGCCGTAGATTTCTTCAATTTCGTTGGGCGTGAGCATGAACTGCTCGCACACCCAGTCGCTGCCAAGGAAATTGCGTAGCTCGATGGTCTTGGTGTCGGGGATGATGTTGGTGGAGAGCGGATAATCAAAGGTCAGACCTTCGCGCGCGACGAATTCCGACTCCTTCGCCATGTCGTTAATCATCAGCCGCAACTGTTCGGCCTCCTTGCTGTCGGGTTCGCTAATGTCGTCGGCGATGTCGGCGGCCAGCCGTTCCATGGTGGCAAGGCGTTCGGAGGCATCCGCAATGCCCTTTTCCAGATCGGGGCGCTTTTCCATCACCCGCTCAAAGCCGAGCTTCACATAGCCGACGCCGGTGGTGATGGTGCGCCGCACGACAAGCTTCATCATCGACTTGAACGGGTGCGGCTGGTCGGAAACATTATAGGAATACAATAGCTCCAAGGTTTTCCCCAGCTTGTCGAGCATGGCGTTTTCGGCCTTGACGCGCGCCGCGTCCTGCATCACCGCCATGGCGCCCTGCGCCGCGCCCAGCATCTGCGGCGTCATGCCGGAGCCGGTCATCTGCGCCTGCTGTACCATCTGCGCGCCCGACGCCATCAGCGATTGCAGCGTCGATTGCGATTCATCCCACACCGTCGCGTTCATGCGTTCACGCCGCTTGGCCACTGCCTTGGGATTTTTTGCGTACAGGAACGCGGTTTTTTGCGCGACCAGCCGCAGCGTCAAATTGGCCTTATAGCGCTTGTCGGTGTCGTCGCGCGACCACTGATGACCAAAGGCAAAGTCTTGGTCGTCAAGCATGCGCTTGAAAGCTTTTTCCCAGTGCGTCTTGGCGGCCTTGACGCGGCCGGTCCATGCCGCCACCAGCGCCTTGCGCTGGTCGGGCGGGTCGGGCGCGTCGCGCGGAATGTGGTCCTTCTCTGCCGCAAGCACCACGGCTTCCAGCGGATTGACGGCGCTTTCATCCGGCGTCACGCCGTCGAGCGGTGCGTTCGGGTCTATAGCCATCCGTCGAGGTTCCTTTTGACGCGATCAAGCCCCTCTTGCTTTTTGGTCTGTGCCCACAAGGCGCGGAATGTCCCCTCTTGCGCCATTGGTTTTTCCGGCTTCTGGCGGTTGCGCGGTCGCATCTTGGCCAGACCCAGACCGACGAGCGAGAGCGTATCGACAAAATCGTCCTTGGCGCCCATGGGGAATTTCAAAATCTGGTCCTGCGCCTCTGCCCACCAGCGGCAGAACACCGGGAAGTGAACCATTTTCATGGCGCTGCGCGCTTGGATGGCTTGCGCGCGCTGCGTCTTGTCAACCGCCGGCGCAATCGGGTCCATGGCGCAGAACACGCGCTTTTCCAGCATGCGCTTGCGTAAGAAAGGCCCGATTGACTTGGTGATGGCGCCGGCTTCCGCCCACCAGAATTGCGGTTTGTATTTCTCAATCAGCAACAGCATGCCTTCGACGGCGGTGTGGCTGTCCACCCGCATCCACACCACGTCGGGCATGATCCAGACATTGTCGGCGACATCGACGCCGACCACCATCAGGCAGGATTTGTCGCCCTGCTTGTTCAATGTCACCGCGTGATCGGAAGCGCCGTAGAAGCGCATTTCGTCGAACGCCGGCAGGTCGCGCATGGAATTGTAGCCGACCAAATCCTTGGCTTGGAAAAATGCACCGTCGCGCGGTGACGGCTGGCCCTGATAAAGCGCCATGAAGCCGCGCGGGTCGGAGGCGCGAACTTCTTCAAGATATTTTTCATCAAAGCGTTCCGGCCACAACGCCTCACCGGGCGCGCGTCCCAGCACGTCGTTATCATCCGCCAGCGCCGGCAGGTCGATGGAGCGCCAGCGCGTTGCTTCTTCATGGCTGTAATACGGGTTAAGGGGATCGGTGAGCCGGCCTACAAGATCGTCCTCGCTCCACCGCGTTTGAATCATGGTGATGGTGCCGACCTTGTTCATCAGGCGGGTTTTCAAGACTTGGTTGTACCATTGCCAAAGCTTGTCGCGGATGAGCGGCGAGTCGGCTTCCTCGCGGTCCTTGATGGGATCATCGAGCAGGATGGTGTGGGCGCCGCGCCCGGTGATGGCCGAGCCGCGACCAACGCAGAACACAACACCGCCTTCGGTGGTTTCGATGCGGTTGACGGCGGCCGATTTCTTTTTGATTTCGACCTTGGGAAACACCTGCTTGTATTGCGGCGTCTGCATAATGTCGCGAATCTTGCGGCCCAAGTCCCAACTGTAATGCTCGTTATAGGTGGCGACGATGATCGAGCGTTCGGGATGGCGGCCGATGTACCACGCCGGGTACATATTCGACGCCAGCGTGGTCTTGCCGGCGCGCGGCATGATGGAAATTTTCAGGCGGCGGATTTTCCCCTTTTCCACCTCCTCCAACGCCACGCCGATGACGCGGTGAAATTTCTGCGGTGTGTAAACCGAATAGGTCGCGTCGTCGGAATTTTCCGGGTCCGGCATCATTAAGCAAGTGAAGTCGATTAAATTATCGCGCGCCTTCAGGATGGCACGTTTACGTTTGAGCAGGACCAGATGGCGCGCACTCACTTCGCTATCCCTTCGGTCGCCCGACCGGATTCGGGTGTCTAGTGACGTGCTGCGGCACCACTATCTTTTTCGGCGGGCCGCCGGTCATCGGACGCGACGCCGCGTTACGCGGCACCGGCGGCACCGGCGCCTGTTGCTGCACCATACCGGGCGCCGGCGATGAATGATGCGTGTAGGCATCCTGCGTGTTCGACACCTGCGGCGGCGGCCCCGGCGGTGGTCCCGGTGGCGGCAGCGGCCCGCTCGCCTGCGGCCCCGGCGAGGCGGCCTGCGTGTCGGATGGACTGGGCGGATAGAGCGGCGCGTTCGGGATGATCTTGACGCCCGGCGGCGTTTTCGGTGGAGGGAATGCCATAACGTTTTCCTTTCACTGACACCTCAGAATGTTTTGCTCATCATACGAGCAACGGCAGCATGGCTCCGGTAATTTCCCCCAGTCGAAACCCGGCGCGCGGCAGGATCATCTGCACAAGGATGAGGACGCACACCAAAATGAAAATGACCCAGATGATTTGCACCACCTTCGGCGGCAGCGCGATGCCGACAACGGTGCCGAGCACCCAAAGGATCAAGTATATCGCGAGTGCGAGCAGGCAAATATAAATCAGTCCATATATGACACCTTCGATCATGTTAGTGCTCCTTTGGTTGCGGCATGCACTTGCTGCGTTGCGTCGCCGGGATCATCACGTTGCCGGTCGCCGGCGTGATCGGGGAATCAAAGCCGGGACCGCCAGCGCCCAGCACGTCGCCACGGCAATCGGTGCGGCGCGCAAGATCGTAGAACATGCCGACCACCGGGATTGCGGCGATGGTGACGTTTGCGGGTTGCTGCGACGGCGCCTGCTTGTGAATGACAACGTGATGGCGTTTGGCATCGGCGGCCGTGATCGCTGCCAGCAACACCACGATGGCGGCCAGCGCACAGAGAACCGTTTTCATGCGACCTCCTCCTGCGTTCTGACGAAAGGAAAAATAACTTCGACTTCGTCATCGGTTTCGATGCCAAGGTATTCCATCAGGCCAAGGCTGATGTCGGCAACGCGGCCGGTGTTTTCGTTCGGTCCCCAGTCCGCCGGCCATGCAAGGAATTGCCGGTCGGTGCCGGGCGCGCGCACAAGCGCGACGTAGTCCATGCTGGCCAGCATCGTTTTGGGGAATTCGTCGTAGTTCCAGCGCATCGCGATGAACGGCACCGAACTATTGAGGCGGCGCGCCAGCCCGCTGGTGCCTTCCGGCTGCACCGCCAGAAACAGATGCGGCGCCGTGTAAATGTCATAGATGAAGGCAAGCCCTTCATCGGGCGTAACCCCCATGTCGGTCGGGCCGCCGAACCAAGACACCTTGCCGACAACGTTGAGCGTCATGGTAGCGCCCTTCCGATAACTTCCTTAAACAGCATTGATTTGCCGTTGCCGTTTGGCCCTTGCCGACAATCGCGGATGTCCGTCACCAGCTTGCTGATGAGTTCAAGCTGCGTCTTGCTGCGTTCAGTGACGTTGTTTGAAATTTCGCCAAGCACATAAGCTGCCAGACCCAGAAAGCCGACGTTGACGATGAGCAGCGCAATCGCCAGCGGCGTAGATTTCATCGCCTCGATGGCGCTGCTGGCGACCTTGCCCGTTACCTCGACCGGCATGCGCGGTGTTCATTCCTTTTTGGTTGGCGGCGGCACATAGGGATCGGGCACGCCACCGTCAGCGAGCCATTGTTCGTACTCAGCACGATCACGGTTGGCGGGATCGTTCGGAATGAATGCCTGATCGGCTGTGCGGATGACGACATCGTTTTGTGTGAGTTGATAGTCTGACATCACAGCCTCG